CCGCAGCTTATTCAGCTACGGGGCTTTTTCTATGTAATGGCGGAGAGATAGGGATTCGAACCCCCTCTTTCGTCGTCACAGGCCGCTCAAGGCCAACAAACATGGGCTTTTCCGCCTTGTCCTTTGGCCTCCTGCGGTCTATTGCGGCCCTAGATTTGCCCTAAATTTGCCCTAAACATCATTTTGACCACTCCCCCCCCTAGGCAGAGTAATTAATGGGTTTTGGACTTAAGTGCATCCAGAATCGCAAGCATATGTGCCGTAGGTTTCATTGCTTCCTGAATCGCATGCATCTGAGCCGTAGGCTTCATTGCTTCCTGAATCGCAAGCATCTGTGCCGTAGGTTTCATTGCTTCCTGAATCGCAAGCATCTGAGCCGTAGGTTTCATTGCTTCCTGAATCGCAAGCATCTGAGACGTAGGTTTCATTGCTTCCTGAATCGCAAGCATCTGAGCCGTAGGTTTCATTGTTTCTCGAAGCGCAGCCATTGGCCTCATTGCTTCCCGAAGCGCCGCCATTGGCCTCATTGCTTCCCGAAGCGCATCCATTGGCCTCATTGCTTCCTGAAGCGCATCCATTGGCCTCATTGCTTCCTGAAGCGCATCCATTGGCCTCATTGCTTCCCGAAGCGCATCCATTGGCTTCATTGCTTCCCGAAGCGCAGCCATCTGCGCCACTGGCATCCCTGTAGCCTGGCGTACAGCATCAAATATTGGTCTAGTCGATACGCCAATGCTTGGCAATTGCCCTGACGGGCTCACGCGGTCTTCTCGCAGAACCAGTTGCTGAACCGGGCGAGCTGCGGGGCGGAATGCGTCAAGATGCATAAGGCCCAGTTCGGCCGCAACGCCCTCCGCTTTTTCGGCCGACACGTTCCAGTGACGCGATAAACGCCGTGAAATGGGCGCAATGAATTGCCCTATTGCCAGCGATTGACCGGAATATATAGCTCCATTTTGTTTAGCCTGCGAACGCAAATCTTCGAATCCACCATACCCCAAGATTTGAGCAAAGGTTCGCTGCACCACTGACAGCTTCGGCTTAAGAGGCTGATCGGGATGATGTTTACTAAGCTTGGAAACAGAGCTCTTGATGCGGCCACTATCGAAGTCGGCCAATGTAACGGGAATACGAACCATATAAACACCTCATACAGGGGCACAAAGTTCATACAGCAGCTGGCGGGCCGTGGTGCACCTGACTAGGGTCAAGTTTCGTATCAAAAGAATGGTCGTAGCGACTGAAGCAGGTTGGTCTCGTATCCAAAGAATTCGCGCAAGGCCAGCAGCGCCGAACGAGACCAGTCCGGCTTAGCTGAAAAGCTAAAATATCTAAAAAAATTTGTCAAGCTAAATTAACCCAGATCGCTAACGAAGCTCTCCCAGAACTTGTTGTTTTAACCACACCCCGTTTGTGTAGGAATATGGGGGGTGGTTTGGGGGATAGGCCCGTGATTGCGGGCTGTGAAGCTCGTTCATGGCAGGTTGCATAAATACATAATGGGCATTGGAAGGCATTGATTGGCGTATGGTTTGCCCCATTTTCGCCCCACGAGATCCCATTGAATCCCGCTTGCCCAATCAGTTCGATGATGGATTGGGGCTAGCCCGTCCTCAAATGTCCGGCCAGATGGGCTATTCCTACCTAACCTCTTCGTTTCGTAGCAATTTCTAAGCAGGCTTCATTAACTGCCACGCAAAGCCATTACAGTGCTTTGCTGGTCTTTTCTTGAATGGAGCCGACGCCATGCACCGTGATTATTCGCTGTTGGATATGCTGGAGAGAATGTACGCCAACCAGCTAGCCATAGAGGCAGCCTTGATGAGGCTGACGCTAAGGGTGGAGCAACAAGGAATACCAGAGGTCGGCGAGAACGTCCGAGGGGTGCTACAAACGAGTAGTGAAAAATCTGGCCATATAAAACAAGGTCTTGCGAAACTTAAAAAACTAGACATCGTCTAAAAAATTTTGATATATACCAATAATAGGAATCTGCCCAATCTTTAAATTTATCTTTTATACACCGTGAGCTTATCCGGTGATATATAGCCATCCTCTTATTTGACTCTTTGCCTCCTCAGCTTCTTGCGAAAAGCTACGCCTGTGCTACACCTAACATTCGTTCAAGGAAGTTGTTCAACCAAAGGATTACCCAATGACAATCTACAGAGTTTATGTCCGAGGCCACGGTGGCGAAGAGGCGCAGAAGTTTCCTCCATCAAAGGATCTTCCGATCAGCATGATCACACTGGGTCAGTTTGGCAGCACTATGTCCGATGAAGTCGCGGATGACTATATCTATCATCATCGCGGCATTGATGACATCCAGGCGCAGATCAGAAACGAGGTCGTTATCTACTGGACCAAAGCCCAGCGCGACGACTGGTACGACCATAAACGCCTGAGCTACTCGAAGCCTGCCCTAGGCATCAATCCCTATGAAACCCTGAGCCTGAACCTCGCGCTAGATGGAGACCGTGACATCGGCGATTGCGGCGTTTGTTACTGGAACGAGCCGGCAGCGGAGTTGACATGGATTGTCAAACTGCGCCATGGCGAAACGATTCTCCTATCGGAGATTCTTGCGAAGTTACAAAGCATGCTCCACGGAGAGCAAGACTCCATCGAACTGTTCTGGACGGCCTGCATGAGTGCCAACTACTGGAGCGGCAACGCCAAGAAGGTCTCTTTCAACCCTACCAAGAAGGCGATGGGCAATGGCTGAACAGAAAACTTAAAGTATTGTTGAAAGCATATCCGCCGCTTCATTTCAAAGTAAGAAATAAAGGCCTGGGCTATGCCGAGGCCTTTGCTTCAAAGCGCCAACTTGGTAGGTCCCTGCTATGCTTAGCTCTTTTAGATGGGGTAGCACACATGTCAGGGGAATACTCACGCCCAGATTTGCTTGAACGAATGTACGAGAATCAGCTTGCGCTAGAGGCAGCTGTGATGGAGTTGGCTCTCCAAAGCGAAACGCTGGGCTTTGACGAGGTTGGTAATAACGTACGCGGGGCTCTATTTGTGATCGGCGAAAACGCAGGGCACATCAAGCAGGGCTTGGCGAAGCTACGAACCAATCATCTGTGACAATGCACACCCCGATGGTGTAGGAATATGTGGTGGATTTTGGGGGATAGGCCCGTGGTTGCGGGCTGTGACGCTCGCCCAAGGCAGGTTGCATAAATGCATATGGGCATTGGATGGCATAGATTGGCGTACGGTTTGCCCCATTTTTGCCCCAGCGTCCGCCACTCGGCCAATTCCGCATTATGATCTTGTTAACGATGAATCACTCTGGCATAACCAGTTTCCACACCCTATTCTTAGAATATTTTGTATTTGTGCCCGTATTGCTACGCACAATTGCGGCATTGACACTATGAATCTCGACCTCAAGCGGGTCTTATGAAATTGATAACAATAACCAGGAATTCGAAATGCAAGCAAAATGGAGTGACAAAAGCACAAAATTCAAGCCACTGTTCTTTATCAATCTAATATTAGAATGCTCCTCGATAAATGCGAACGGCAAAGTGCAATACGAGGGCTTCCAATACCTTGAAAATAGAGGGCTACTTCGAAGCATGATTCTCTTTGACGGGAAAGAATATCTCTCCCCAAAAACGGAAGACGACATCTTCAATGCAGGCCTAGACTCCTTTGCATTAACTTCAAAGTTAAACGACCTCAACTTACCCACAGCCTTGCTAGCATCTATAAATATAAAACTTAAAGCATACCTCTCCAAAAACAAAACTACCTTCCTAATCGCTTCATCCATTTCCACAAATGGAAAACTACCTTTAAGCAAGTTCACCAATAACGGCATTGAGATAAAGTTTCATCAATCGGGTATTCCTAAAAAATTCAGCGCCCGAAAGCAGTACGAGAAACTGTGGAAGAGTTCCGTCCCTCACACTCCCCCTGAATTTGCGGGAGTTGTGGTAAAAATCGAAGCACGCACGCCAGACGACGCTATGCATGCCGCGATTGAAGAAGTAGATTTCTTGCGTGGAATTCTTTCTTTTTTCGCCAATCCAACCATGTCTATGTCGTTAGGTGGAGTCCAACATAAAGGGATAAATCGAATCCGTTTAGGTGGACTACATAGCGTGCATAACGAAGATGGCGCTGTCGTTACTGAACAGTTTTGGTACGAACCAGATTACGCGTCTAGAGCCCCTTATACATTTAAACAAAATGATCTGAAACACATCGCCTTGAATATCAGGAAAATCATTAGGCGCATTGAGAAAATTAAAGGAGGCGCTAAAATCAGGGACGGTATAATTAGATATGTAAGAGCACTAGACGAGACCGATAACGATCACCTTATCATAAAGCTGTGGGGTGCGTTAGAAGCAACAGTTGGCGAAAGTGACAAAGGTGACGTAATCATAAAGCGTTGCTCTTACTTATATAAGGAACACGAATTTGTTCGGCAAATTCTTGAAATTTCGAAAGTTTACAGAAATAGAAATGTGCATGGAAGCCACAGCTCCAATTTAGCGAACCAAATAGGACATCATCTCCACAGCATTTTTACCCACCTAATATTCTTTTACGTTGGGAGCAAAGACCTTGTCAGCGTATCGGAGGCAAACTCTTTCTTAGACTCCCCTCTTTCTTCAGGTGATTTGGAACGAAAAATTTTCTTGTTAAAGAAAGCCAGCCGTTTTAGGTCGGGGACTTAGTCATTAGTGTCTGCGAAAAACTAGATACAAACAACTTTCCACAGCTGATCCAATTTGGTGGTGTAGCTTTGACTCATCATTTCACGGCGCATCCCCCACACAGGATTAGCTGGCACACTTGCCGAACGCAGTGTTCCCTTTCCCCAGCGCTTATTTATCTGGTCTAAGACCGTCATCACCCGAGTAGCTTCCGCCGGCTGTGATGTAGCAAAGAGATCGTCGGTGTACTCACCTGGCTGACACAGGTTCAGCAGCATTACCTCGGCCTTGCTGTACTTAAAGCCTGGCCGGAAGATTCGATCAAGAGCGTCGACCGCTGCTTTGGTAAGTAGCCGTACGTCAGCGGTCGGGTACGGCATGTCCACAACCACTCCGTTGGCGTACTTCGCTTCCTCCGGGTTGAACATGCCGGTTCGAATGCAGACGCGAACCTTCTTGCACAGCGAGTTCTGCGCCCGCAGCTTTTCCGAAGCCCGCATCATATAAGTCGCCACCGCTTCCTTGATCGGTGCCAGCTCGGTCAGCCGCTTACCAAACATCCGGCTGCAGCAGATCTCTTGCTTCAGTAGATCGGGCTCGTCCAACTCCAAGCACGACGTGCCGCCCAGCTCCCTGGCCGTCTTCTCGATAACAACGCTGAACTTCTTGCGAAGCGTCCAGGGGTCCGCCTTAGCCAGGTCCATGGCCGACCTAATGCCCATCGCATCCAGGTGGAGTTTCATCTTGCGACCAACACCCCACACTTCCTCTACGCCCGTATTGCGCAGCACCCAGTCCCGCTTAACCGCATCGGTGATATTGACCACCCCGCCAGTCTGCGACTGCAGGCGCTTCGCGGTGTGGTTTGCCAGCTTCGCCAGGGTCTTGGTATGAGCAATACCTACACCAACAGGAATGCCGGTACACCGAAGCACCTGGGCGCGGAGCTGCCGGCCCAAGGCGTCCAGTCCACCGATACCAGTCAGGTCGGCGAATGCCTCGTCGATGCTATACACCTCAACCGCCGGCACCATCCCTTCGATCAGACTCATCACGCGTTCGCTCATGTCGCCATACAGCGCATAATTGGAGGAGAACGCGACAATGCCGTGCTGCCTGAGCTTGTGCTTGATCTGGAAATACGGCTCGCCCATCTTGATGAAGGGCTTAGCGTCGTAGCTGCGAGCGATGACACAGCCGTCATTATTGCTCAGCACCACGATGGGCACCTTCACCAGGTCCGGCCGGAACACCCGCTCGCAACTGGCGTAAAGCTGTTGCAGTCGATCAGCGCAAAGGTCGGTTCCTGCTTAGACATGGCTGCGCACTGTGCTGGTGATCACGCCCCAGATTGACAGCTCATCCCCTTCAAGAACGTAACGCGCCGGGTATTTGGGATTCTCTGATAGGAGGATCACCTCCCGGTCGCGCTTGCATAGGCGCTTGCAGACGGGCTCATTGTTCAGCAGCGCCACCACCACATGCCCATGCGCAGGCTCAATGGCACGATCCACCACCGCGAGGTCCCCTTCGAAGATACCGATCCCTTGCATGCTTTCCCCGGTGATTGCTACCAGGTACACATGCGGTGCGCGGATATTCAGAACCTCATCCAATGAGATGTGCTGCTCGATATGATCCGCTGCCGGCGAAGGAAAGCCGGCCGGAACCTGGAACGAACACATAGGCAGCTTCGCGCCTGCCTCAGCGATAGGACCTAGTATGGTGAAACTCATGATGCGACCTTCTACAGATACTGTACGAATGTACAGTTAACTTTGCGTGTAGCTTGCGGTCAATTTTTCTGCACGTTATTTCGACAAACGGCTACTGTCCCTACAGGCGGCAGGTTTGCGCACCCGAAAAATATGAAAGATCAGGGTCATCCCTTTCATAAACAACAGACCTTAATGGGCCGCTTACAGCTCACCAGAAAGTCTCTCCAGCGCCCTATCCCAAAATAAATAGGCGGACTAAATAATCGCAAAATTGCACAGATGGGCGCCCAGGCAAGCCTTGCTGTGCTAAATATATTCCCCTTGAGGTACATCAACCGACCCTGACCATCCACCAGCCAATCCTCGTTTTAGATGTAAAATAAACCTCTTTGTTTTTTCTTGCTCCAGTCCGTTCAGGTAAGTAACAGTCAGTTCACTTACCACATCCCTATCCTGCTCATTCACCTTGACAACTATAGGATACATCTCACCCGATTTTAAAATAGGGAGCTTAACATTCAGATAATCAAGCATAAACAGATCTATGCACGTCACAGAATGGCCTCCATTTGTTAGTTCAAAACTGAACATCACTGTATTAACTACTTCCCTTCTCTTTATATAATTTAAAGAGAATTTTGGCTCAATCGAGGATGCTAGTCTCTCGTGCTCCAACTCTGCATTTCTTTTAGCCATATCAAACTGCACAGCGGATATCGCGACAAGTTCTTTCTGTTGTTCAACCGACGCCTGCAACTCTATAGCTTGTAAGTTTAGAGCTTGAGTTCCTTGGCGCAACTCAATGCCTTGCTGAAAAAAACCTAGAACAAGCCACAGAACTGCCAGAGGACCAAACACTCCCGCTAAAAAATCACCCACATTATTAAGTTCCAGATCCCCGAGCCCAGATATCTTCCCTGATATAAGCCAAGACACAAAACCAAAATACAGAATAGAAACTACAACCCCTAAAAAAGCTAGTGCTTTTCCCACAGTATTTCCTCACTCAACAAATAAAAATACAGGACTAAAAATCACCCTAACTGGATACCAATAGGATTTCTTCGCATATAGCCGCTTCCAATACCCGACCAACTCAGTCCGTCTCTAGAATATCTAAATCCCTTTTCATCCGCTCTTATGTGCCAACCATTGATATACATGTCAATTTTTTCAATGAAAAGTTCGTGAGGTGGGGACATTTTAATCTGCAAAGCTATATCTCCAGCCCCCCGACGAATTACTATTTTAGGGCCGACCACCTCCACGTCCCAATTTGCATCTGTTGCAGACCATACATTGTCAACAATTTTGAGAGTTACCACTCCCTTACAGTCAGTCAACTGCCCAGATAATAGAAAAGGAGTGCCTGACTCTTCTGGAGGACGCACCGATAAAACGCTAGTACCGCTAACAAGGATTAAAATATCACACTCTACGAAGCACATGGTTCCAAACCATACACTCATCGGACTCGTACCAAAATCGAGAGTTTCAGACGCGAATCCTTGCTGCTTGCATTTCGGGTTCTCGTTGGCCCGGGCTACGGTTTCAGCAGAAAGTCTTTTTCTTGCTCGCTTCTGATTACACTGAGAACATAAGAGAGTCATTCCCTCTGGGTCATGCTCACGAGCCTCCGAAAAATCCGGGGCGAAGTGCTCATAATCGTAATAGGATAAACCGCAAATAACACATCCAAAACCACAGCGACGACGAACTTCCCTCCGAATATCAGCGGGAACATAGCGATCAAGACCGAATTTATTCTGCTCACTCATAGTCCAACTCCATTTGTATTTATTGAGGCATTACGCCTGTTCTGCGCCTATCACACGCACGTCTTTGAGGCGCCACACCCGACGCCCCCATACACTTTTCCTTAAAAATATGGCAAAGTCTGTTACCGAATCATATAAACTGTTGTTTCAAAACAAGCCACTCATTACCTCAGGCATCCAGTTCATTATCACTAACTCGCTGTTAGTGTCGGCCTTGCTATATCGCTGGTTCATTGTGCTGTACCGGATACTAACCACCTCAAAATGGAAGCTATCTAAGACCCGACGGATGTCGGGGTGATCGTTAATGCTTACCATGACCTTTCCTTTGCAGCGCGGCATAAAGTTAGCCATACGTTCGTAATTCTCAAAGGGGAAATCTACACCATAACCGGCCGTCTGCCAGTAAGGCGGATCCATGTAGTGGAAGGTGTGGCCACGATCATATCGTTCAGCACACTCCAGCCAGCCCAGGTTTTCAACGTAGGTGCCGGACAGACGCTGCCACGCTGCCGATAGGTTTTCCTCGATCCGAAGCAGGTTGATCGCAGGGCCAGTGGTCGCGGTGCCAAACGTCTGCCCTGTGACCTTACCGGCAAAGGCATGGTGCTGCAGGTAGAAGAACCGAGCGGCGCGCTGGATGTCGGTGAGGGTTTCAGGGCGGGTCATCTTCTGCCACTCAAACACTTGGCGGGAACTGAGCGCCCATTTGAACTGGCGCACGAATTCTTCCAGGTGGTTCTGTACGACGCGGTACAGCGTCACCAGGTCGCCGTTGATGTCGTTGAGGACTTCAACGGGCGCAGCCTGGGGACGCATGAAGTAGAGCGCGGCGCCGCCGGCAAAGACTTCAACGTAGCATTCGTGTGGCGGGAAGAGCGGGATGAGGCGGTCGGCCAGGCGGCGTTTGCCGCCCATCCAAGGGATGATGGGTGTGGACATATAAAAGCAAGACCTTTGCTGTATGGATAAACAGTGCTAGGCTCGCTCCGCTTTGTGCACGAAGCAGGAGCCTTGGCTGGACTTGCAGGGACGATCTGCGGGGAAGGTGGCCGGGTGGGATGTTGACGCATCCTGCCCGACCGCTCCTTTTACTTCGGTGTAGAAACCTCTTTTGCGTAAGCCTGACAGGCTCGCAGGGCGATCAATCCTTGGTCGCCGACATCGGTGATGCCGATAATTCGTTGAGCATGCGCTGGGTCAAGTTGGGCTCTTGTGGCGCCATGAACCACGCGACCGGTGCCGGTGGTGGTTGGCATTGCACAGCTGCCGGTGGTTTCGGTGGCGGCGAGTACGACTGACAGCCGCAGATCAGCAGTAGCCAGGCGATCACGCAGGCGAGCCTGCTTGGTTTGCTCATCAGTCAGTTCCTTGTGGTGGGTTTCATCTTTGTTCTGCAGGCGTAGCTCCAGGGCCAGGCGTTTTTCCTGCTCGATGCGCTGCAGGTCAGCAGACGCTTTGGATATCTCGTTGAGGGTGTCCGCCTGCAACCGGGCCTGGCGCTCCAACACACGGCCATAACGCCGGTCCTGCGCAGTCCAGGCCAACGCCGCGGATCCGGCGGCGACCATCAGCAACAAGCCGCCGACGACAGCGATTCGAAACTGCGCAGGAATCAGGTCGAAGAGACGCATAACACTGCCCTCGCCCTGCCCCAGAGCTGCAGCCGATCCTCCAGGCCGTTAAGGCCGCCATTGATCCGGCGGGTGATGGTGTTGAACTGTTCCTGATCCGCGAGCGCATTCAGCCCATTCACCGACCAGAACCACGCCGCCGACTCTGCGGCCCATTGCGGCTGCTCGAGCAGCTCCGGTGTGCGCAACAATCGTTCATCGCCAAACAGCGCCAGGCTGCAGCGCAGGTAGTTGTCGTGACCGGTGACCTGGATCAGGCCACGACCACGGTAGCGCTGGCCATCCCCGTCGGCTTCGGGGGTGTTACCGAGCTTGGCCGCCAGGGCGCCGGTGTCGTATTTGCTGAGGTACTGATCGCTGCCCAGCTCGCGTACGTATTGCAACTGGCCGGACTCGTGGCCGACCTGGGCGAGGAATGCGGCCTGGCGCTTGGGTGTATTGATCTTCCTGTTGATCATCGCTGCATTTAGAGCAGATACAAAAACGCCCGCTTGGCGGCGGGCGTTAGGCATGATGCGTTGAAGTTGTTGCTCGGTGATTGGCATGGCGTCTCCTGAGTTCATCGTTACGGGTCCTTCGATGCGTTAAGCGGTCACGGCACTGTCAGCACAGTGAGCGGCTTTTTCTGTTTCTTACCTTTGGCCTTAGCCTTGCCTTTCTTGCCGGCGTTGCACTCAACCGTGGTGGACCAGCCGGCCTGGGTGAACACCTGCTCCACCGAGTCCACCAGAAAATCCCCATCCAATCCGTCCTTGAAGCCCTGCGCGTTGATATGGCGCTCGGCAAACAAGTCGGTGCGCCCCACCATCTCCAGCCGAACTGCTGCAGAAGAACGGTTGAACGCATTCAGCCGTGCCTTGGCGGCCTGTTCCGCTGCAGACTTGTTGGGATGGATATGTCGGTCGGTATGTACCGGCGGCATGCCTTCCGGGGCGTCATCGTTGCCCAGCTCCAGAGTCACCAGCTCGCCGTTCTTTTTGTCCTGGTAGCGTGTCTTGACCGCCTTTTGTGTGGTGCGATCAGCGAAACGAAACTGCCAGCGGCTGACATCGCTTTTCCTGATGGTCACTACTCCGAGGGTTTTGCCGCTGGCGCTCTGGCCCGCTTGACGCTGCATCACCAACAGCTTGCCGTCGGCGACCTTGGCGGTGCAGTCGTATTGTTTGGACAGGCGAGTGATGAAGTTGAAGTCGGATTCGCCGATCTGGTCGACCCGAGGCACCACAGTGGTGATGGAACATACCGGTTGCCAGCCGTTGCGAGCGGCCACGTCGGTGACGATCTGCGCAAGGGTGACGTTTTCCCAGCTACCGGTGCGGGTGGTTTTGCCGGATCCGCGCATGTCGCTGGCTTTACCGCGAATCACGATGGTGTCCGGCGGGCCGGATGCTTCGACCTCATCCACGATGTAGCGGCCCAGGCGCGTCAGGCTGTTGCCGGCGTAGCCCAGGTAGATCTCAATGCCGGCACCGCGCTTGGGCAGTGACACAGCACCATCACGGTCATCGATACGCAGCTCGAAGTCATCCGACTCCATGCCGGGTTTATCGACGGTGCGCAGGGACAGCAGGCGGTCGTTGATCAGGGCCGTGATATCAGTCCCGTCCGCGACAATTCTAAAAGTTGGTTTCATTTCGATACCCCAGAAACGACAAAGCCCCGCAATGCGAGGCTTCGTCATGAATGGGTGCTCAGTTGATGTCGAGCACCACCAGGCTGTCCTCTCGAACAGCAATACAGCTTTGACACACAGGGCAGGCGAACACGTCGGTCTTCGGCTTAATGACCATCGACTTGGTACACGCCGGGCAACTGCCGACTACCTGGGTTTCACGGAAGCCGAAGGTTTTCCACAGCGTGGCTAGGATCACGCCTACGGCCAAAAACCAACCGACGATGGGGATGAAGGCCAGGAGGATAGCCCCCACAATGCCGAAGAAAATCCAATTCATCCGATAGCCCAACTCAGCCCAGATGCCCCGTTTTACCTTCCTTAACGCTGTTGATCTTTCCATGAGGCGTCCCGCGCTCGATCCAAAAATGGCGAGTCTATCGGCGACAGACCTATGGGGCAATCAGCCATCAGTCCCAAAGCTGCACGGTTTCGTCCGTGACCGGTGGAAGGTCTGGGAAGACGATCAGCAACCCGGCCTTGAGCGGTTGCGGCTGGTCGGCCAGTCCTTGATTGTGAGCCAGCACCGCCTCCACGGTGCCGTTGAGGTGCCCGTAAAGCTGGTTACACAGGGTATCCAGCACGTCGCCGTCAGACGTTCTGCAGGTCATCGCCATATCGTACAAACTCCAGGGTAAATACTTGCTTGCGCGGGATCCCGCCCTGCAGCAGCGCGCTCTGTTCTTCGTCGAGGTTCTTCAGGCACCAGGTACCCAGCACTTCCCCGTAGCCGGTGGTGAGGGTCAGAGGCAATAGCTGGGCACCGATGCTGCGTAGTGTGTCCAGTTGCTTGAGCCCTCCTTTGAAACCAGGAAAGATCGAGCCTTTTAGGGTCATTTTTTCCTCGCCCACACCAATGGCCTGTTGCGCGGGTCGACGGCTGAGGCGTTCTTGCGCAGCCCAGCGAAACTCCGTCTGCCGGCGTAACTCGTCGAAGGCCGCCGTATCCAGGTTGAAGTAGTAGGGTTGGGTGTTTGGCTTGAGCGGCTGGATGATCAGCAGGTGAGGAAACGGCTTCACCGCCTCAGCGAGAGGAGTCTGAGATACCCCCAGGGCTTCGGTCGGTATAACGTTTGCCAACGATGGGCTGACCTTCCCTGCCACCTTATTGATAGCCGCGCCGGCCTTGGCGGCTTGTTCTTTGAGGACACCAAGACGCTCGTCTATTTGAGAGGCCGCCCGCGAAGCTCGGCTGTATGTCTCAACCACTGCGCCGACCTTGGCCTGTGCTGCACCAATCCCCCGCATGACACGTTGAAGCTTTTCACCTGCACCTGGCGGTAGGAACGGCACATTTTCAAGCTCAGCTGCTGCACCAGTGATCTCGCTGATCGCGCCGTTTACCGGTCCCATAATCCCATCAATGCTCCGTCGGCCCGCCTCGCCCGCGCTGACCAGGTATTTGAAGCCGGACTGCATCTGCTCCAGATATTCCATGATCCCTCCTTATGTATGGGCGTTGTCGTAAAGATTGCGGCGGGCTTCCTGCTGCGCGGCATCATTCAATGCGCGCTGCATCAGAGGTAGAAGCTGCTGAACAAACTGCTGCGGGTCCTTCGCATCACCCTCGACCGTGACCGGCATGTTCAGCGAATAGCTGAACTTTTGGTCCACCCGTGCAGGCTCTGGCTTAGGTGCCGCAGGCGCCTGAATAACCAGATTGGCGGGTTTTGGAGTAACAGGCGCCGCCAGTGAGCGAGTGACGTCGCCCAACGCCGGCCCCATTGGCATCATCATCGGTGCTGGTGGTTTCGGCGTTGCTGTTGCAACCAGCGCCTGATGCCGCACCGGAGGCGCGGCGAGGCTATTTATCGGCACCGGTACCGCCTGAATCAGCGGTTTTGCCACCGGTGACAAGGGAGCGACAGCCGTTCCGATATCCTGCGCTGCAGGCGCTGGCGGAGTCACCACAACGGCAGGTTGTCGAGCGGCGAAGCTATTCGCCATAGTTGCCAGGCTGGGTACCGCTGGCCCCGGTCGCGGCGCCATCAACATCGGTGTAATCGGTGCGGCGGTCGCTTTGGGTTTGTCACTGCCAAACATCGACAACCCTGCCCAGCCCCCCAGTTGCTGACCTCCCATGCTCCCAAGGTATGCCCCCACCATGCCGCCGATGGCTGTGCCAATGATAGGTACCACTGAACCAATGGCAGCGCCCGCAGCCGCACCCGCCATGGTGCCGGCAAGTGTTCCGGCGGCCTCGCCATAACCCTCCGCTTTTTCGTCCTGGGTTTCAGCAGTCAGGTAGGTGTTGAGCACCATGCTGCCGGCCTCGACCAAGGAGGCACCCGGAACCACTTTGGCCGCTTTGCCAACCTTACCGACACCCCCGGCGACCGAGGTCAGCATCTTCGTTCCAGGCCCTGGCAAAACAGGAGGACGAGGCGCTGAAACCGGTGGACGTTTAGCCGGTGCATGCACGGGAGGTGTCGTTGGCCGAATAGCCGGCCGACTTGGCAGAACCGACGGACGCTGTGCAAGCGCAGGTTCACGTGGCGGACCAACCGGACGCGGTGACCGTGGCGGTGCCGTTGGACGGCGCCGCGAAGCCCTAGGAACAGTCGGCTTTCTGTTTCGACGCCGTGCCGACCGTGAATTACCCATGCCGCCCATGGACGCCATATTCACGACAAACACACGCTGAATGCCGCCCACCGGCTCTGCGGCTTCCCCTCCGCCACCCACCGCGTCTTGAATCATTGAGACGACATCAATGCCCGTGGCAACAGGGTCTAGACCACCCGCCTTAGGATCAGCCCCAGCCCCCTCCTTACCTCGTAATGCGGCGACAGCTTTCAGCCCTTTCTCCACCACCAACAACGCTGTACCGCCTTTGCCCCTGCCTGCACTGCCGCCGCCTGCATTCGAATTGGTGACAAACACCTTTTGCACACCAACTACTTTTCCGCCCAAACCGCCACGCGCCAAATTAATCAGGCCCTTGCCGATCTTGAATGTCTGAAACGCTGCCACTGCTGCGCCAATCGCACCAATAGCTACCGTCGTACCGCTGACGATTTTCGGGAATTCATTGGCAAGGCCCGCAATGCTATTGCCAACTTTGGTCAAGCCATCGGCCGCCAGATCGGTGAGCGGTCGTAACGCATCACCGAGGCTGGTCATCGTCGCTTCCATGCTCGATGTCGCCGCGCTCCACTTGGCGTTGGATGTCTCACGAGCTTTCGCCGCGTCGGACTCGATCTTGGCCTTACCATCGGTTTTCTTGATGGTGGTCATGTTGTCTTTGATCGTGTTGCCGTACTTGATCTGAGCGAGCAAACCATCACTGGCGCTCTGGTCACTGACGATATTCGCCAAACCCGCCGCCTGGATCAGCGCGACCATGGCCTGCTCTTCTTCGGCGCTACCATCCTTGGACGCCTTGATCTTGGCCTTGAGCGCCGCGACCTTCTTGGCCGTGGCCGGATCCTGTTTTTGGATCAACTGCTCACTGAGCATGATGAACGCTTCAACCGGGTTGGACGCCTTTCCGCTTTTGGTAGCGGCCAGGATCGAACTCGTCAGGTCATAGCCTTGTTTTGCGAACCGCTCCTGGCTGGTGCTGCTGATCACCGCGTTGAGCAAGTTGTTCATGTTGGTCGCAGCCGCCGCTGCATCCTGGGTTTGCGAGAACTGCGACTGCAGGCTCGCACCGAGGAAACGCACGGCCTCGGGGCCTTCCATACCCAACCGTTTAATCGTGCCGAGCAGTGCCGGCATGTACTTGGCCATGTCCTTTGGGCCGAATGCGCCAATGTCACCCGCAGCTGCCACCTGGCCCAGCATGGCACCCATGTCCTCCTTCTTGACCCCCGCCTCCTTGAAGGCACTGAACAAGGTGGCGATGGTTCCGGCCTCCATGCCCTGGCCGTCGACCAGGTCAGCAATCAGCGGCGCATAGTCCACCGACTCCTCCCAGTCGATGCCCTTCTCGATCAAGCCTCCGACCGCCCGAGCGAGAGCCTGCTGCCCCATCCCCTTCTTCGCGGCCACTTCACTGATCTTGTCGGCCATTTTCTGTTCGGCGTCTGTGCCGGCAGTGTGTGCCCACAGCGCCATCTGCCGAATTTGCGTCTGGTAGTTGGCCGCTACCTTGGTGGGAATGGCGATCAACGCGGTAGCAGCCGCCGCCTTGCCCAACGTGCCAGTAAGCCCCTCTTTGCCATCTTTGACCTGAGAGTACCCGGTAGCTTTCAGGTCGGCCTTGCGAGCGACCTGCTCCATGCTCTGATAAGCCTTGGCGAGATTGCGTACCTCGACACCTTGTTTTTTCAGGGCGCTGAGGTTGGACTCCAATTTGCGCAGCAACGTACTGGCACCAGCGGCGCCGCTGTCATTGGCCTTCTTCCATTCCTCCCGCAGACGGATGGTGTCCCCAATCGTGCGCTGCAGCACCCGAGCCTTGGTGCCTTGGGCTTCCAGCTGTTTGATCCGCCCCTGCACATCCTTGAAGGCCGTGCCCACCGTGGAGCTGACGGCGCCGCCAATCACCAGGCCGAGCGCGAGTTTGTTTGCCATGTCGTGGCTCCCTGTAGCGAGTGATTACGGTAGGTGGCTCAATCCGAGAGCCACCAGACCATCTCGGCAAACGGCATGGACTGAATCTCGGCGGCGGAAAATCCGGTTTCCTCCGCCAAGCGTTTGGCCGCCAGTTTCAACAGTGCGGGGTTAAACCCCGTCGTCCTGCACCAGGCGAAAATAGCCGGCCTGCAAGCGGTGGTAATCCACCAGTTTCAGGCCCTCCAGGTCCTGCTGACCGGCTTCGCAAAGGCCGGCGAACAGCATCAGCTCGCGCTGCTCTTCATCGTCGCCCGATGCGCGATCAGCAGCGCGCACTTCGCGCACCGTGGGTGAGCGAATCGTCAGGGTATCAACGGTCACGCCGTTGACCTCAGAGGGCCGAGACAATGTGATGGTGGCGTTTTCGGCGGTGAGCTTCAGCCAGGTAGGGAGTTTTTTCAGTTCAGGGGTAGCCATTCGATAAATTCCTTAGAGGCCCAAGTCGCTGCGCATGGATGCCAGTTGATCCACACCGTCGATCACGCGGATCGAGGCGACCATGTCGATTTCGTAAATGAGGCGGCCGGCGATCTCCAGCTTGTAGTAGCTGACGGCAATCGAGTACTTGAACTCGGCTTTGTCGCCTGCCTTCCAGTCGCCTGGGTCCAGCTCTTTGAGCATGCCGCGCAAGGTCGCCACCACTGCTGTGGTCTGCCCTTTTTGCCCTTTGAACGAACCGCGATAAACCCCGTTGAAGGCGGTTTGATCGGACAGTCCAAAAAACTTCATGGCCTCGCGACGTACGCCGTTGGTGGTGAAACTGGCCTCCATCTTTTCCAGGCCCATGTCCATCTCGATAGGGCCAGCCATGCCGCCACCGCGATACTCATCTGTTTTAACCACCAGCTTCGGCAAACTCAGGCTGGGCACATCGCCCTTGAAGTTGATGCCGTCGACGAACAGGTTGGTGTTGAAAAGCACTTGAGGAATCATTGAGCAGCCTCCTTAGGCAGCGGTTTCCAGGACTTCGGTGAGCCACTGATTGGTGACCTCGACCCGGAAAATCGGGTTCTCGGCAGGCGGTACGTCGGTGAAACGAATGTTCCAGTAAACCTTGCCCTGCTCCAGCTGGCTGACGGTGTTGAGTTCGGTGTCGGCGAACACCTCGAAGTTGATCACAGCGCCCTGGTTCTTCAGGTCTTGCATGAATGCCTGCAGGCCGTCGGTGACGTCCTTGATGTAGGTCTTGGTGATGCCACGGTCGACCGCCCACTTGTGCCCGGCCAGGATTGCGTCCATGACGATGTCGACCGTGCGCACACGGGTAACAAACGCCCACTTGGGATCCGCTGACAGCGTACGGTTACCCCACAAGCGATACCCGCCGTCGCGAATGATGGTGGTGATGTTGGCGTTGTTGAGCAGGTTGGCCCGGCAGGTTTCGTCGCCATCCAGAAACTCGACCGGCCGCGAGGTGCCGGTGATGCCGACGAACTCCTTGTTCGATGGCGAAGACCAGAAGCCATACTCGGCATCCGTCCAGGCAAACAAACCAGCAGCGAAAGCCGAGGCCGGCGCGTTGACGGTTTTGCTCTGCAGCGTGTCCCACAGCTGCACGCCCGGATCGACAAGGAAGCAACGCTTGCTGCCGAACTCCTGGGCGTAGGCCATTGTGGCTTCGTCCGTGGTGTTCGGCCCGTCGAGAATCGCCAGGGCCCTCAGCTTGCCGGCCAACGCATCCAGCGCAGTGGCAACCGCCTGGGTCGCGGTATGACCTGGAGCAATCAGCAGTCGCGGCTGTGCGTTGAACCGGCTCTTACCGTCCAGTAGCGCCTGCATGCCGGTGCGCTGCCCGGACGCCAGGACACCGCCAATGATTGAGGAGGTTCGCTGGGCAGGGTCTTCAACTTTGGCGACACCGCAACCAATGACCACGGCTTTAGCACGGACAAAAATCGCCTTGCATGCACGCGTGATCGCCGAGTCTTCGCCCCAAGCGGCAACCGCTTCACGCTCACTGGTGATCAGCGTCAGTTCGTTGGGTTTGGCGGATGCCGCCGGCACCACAGTAAAGGTGTCACATATCCCGATAATGGACGACGACGGCAGCGCAATGGTCCGTGCCCCGGTATCCACCAAGGTGACGGTAACGCCGTGAAAACGACCGGATGAGGCCATAGTGGGAGTTCTCCAGAAATGACAAAGCCCCGCATGAGCGGGGCTTGCAGGGTTAAACAACGGATATAAAAACGCCCCGACGACGCGGGGCGTTACAACAACTGGGGATCGTTTTTTCCTGGGCGGTCAGGCCAATCAGTTTTCATTGGGAACTCCGACTGCTGTTCAATTCGCATCAAACCGATACGGTAGCGTTTCCATTCAACCAAGGCCGCCTGCTCCTCGATGGTTGCTTCGCCCAGGTCGACCGCATCCTGTAGCGTGGCAATCATGGTGCTGGCTTCTCTAGCCAGGTCGTCGCGCTTCGCCAACGCTACCGCACGCAGTTCTTGTTCTGACGGCGGTTGGACGTCAATCAGCACGGGGTAGCCTTGATCATCAGTGACGATGCACTGTCCTTGTACCTGGCCTTTGAGGAGTTCCAGACGATACGCAGCACTGATCTCAACCTTATCGTCAGGGATCGCTTTTTTGTTCACCAGGTCCTCATAAAAACCGCCCGTGCTTTCGCAGTAGTAAATCATGTTGCCTCCTAATATCCGATGGAAATCCAGGGCGAGTTGGGCTGGCCTGAGGTGCCCACAGCGCTGATTCTGAACCGTGACTCGTTGATGTATGCGACGCCTAGCGAGCTGGACCCCGTGGTGTTACCGGACGAGTAGGAGTTGCTGACCATGGTCATCAAGTGAGCGTTGGGGTAGGACACGGGATAGTTCACTTCTACCGACGCACCAGGGGCAATCGAGCCGCCAGTACCCCATTGAATGGTCAACCCTTTAAGCCACGCCGGGAAACAAATGTAACCCTGTGAGCCAATCATGACGGCGAAGCCAAAAAGTAGTTTCTTAGGGGTGATGGTCGAGCGGTCATCCTCACCGGCAACCGTCTGAGTCAACGTCGCAATCCGAGTCAGGCCCAATAGCGATTCAGTCGCCTGCACCACTTTTGCCGCGATGGCCTGCCATACGCGCAATGCGCTCATAGGTTTGTTGGTGTCGGAGCCTGTTTCAGCTTCTGTCTGAGTGGCAAACGCAACGCCGTAGCCACTCAGCGAGTTCGGCAAACCGGTGAGAGCTGCAAACTTGAGTCCTGTTAGCCCTGCGCCGTTGCCATTGACGACACCGGTAATGTCCACCCCGGCCGACGTTACCCGCACCCCGTTACCAGATGCCCAAGGAGAGCTACCCAGGCCCATAAAGGCACAGCGCACGGCGTTGCCGTTACCCCAGACGCCCACGCCGCCGATAACGTTCTGGCCGTCGCGTGATTTGGTCAGCACGCCACCGGCCCACGATTCGGATTCGTTTGCCAGGACGAACAGGCTGCGCCCGCCGATCAGACGGAGTTCTCCGTCCACATCGCCCCCCGACAATGACAAGGCATCGGTAATGCCGAACTCCTCAAGCGTCGTCGGGTTGTAGCCCTTGACCACTACGCCGCGCTTGTCGATGGTCACCCGGTGAAAAGTGCCGGTTTTTTTGTTTGGCGGCAGTACCGTGTCAATCGACAGGTCGACATATTCTCGGGTTGCCAGGACCACGGCCGGATCGATCTTCAGTACGATGTTGCCGGTGCTAGAAACAATAAAGTTCATCCGCACAATTTGCGTGCGTCCCGAACCTTGGGACAGTACGGGCTTGAAGCTCGGAGCACAGTTGGAAACGGCAACCAAGTCACCGTCTGCGTCATACAGCCCTAACTCCCTGATCCACCAGCCGCCTACGTCCGCAGGGATGACCTGCTCGGCGATGATGACGGCGGGGTTTACCGGGTCAATCACGAGCTGATTCAGGGGCGCTCGGCGCCGCTCGTTGATTAGCTTGGTTTGGGTCGGATTGGGCAGCGGGTCGGTGCCGTTCGCATCACCCACCCCCAACGCTGTGAGCTTCCAAGGGAGCCCCAACGTGTTAGCGTTTGCCAGTTTGGCTGCCCCCACATTGGTGAGCATCGCCATAAATTGCGAGTTCTGATCGATCATGGGTACACGTCCAGAGTGTCTATGCTGTGTTCGCGGCCGACTACACCGATGTAGCCAGTGACTTCAATGTCACGCTGCACAGGCGGGTAGACGTCGATTACGTCGCCTTCGTAAACGGCGACACCAATGTTGAGAACGCCTTGCGTTTCCAGACTTATGGCGAGGCCGGTCAGGTGGCGAGTGAGGGGCTTGGCGTCGTCGATCAACCAAGTCAGCTCTTGGTACATCTCTTCGGTGATACCCGTGTCCAAGACCCCCACCTTCAATGCAAAGGTGGCGGGCACGCCTTTGGGCGTGGTCTGCCACCACTCAATCACTTCAATCAGGTAACCGAGGGGTTCGACGACACGCCTCAGTGCGCCGATGGTGCCCTTGTGCGCATGCACATAGAACGCTGAGCGAATGGCCGCACGCTTGACCGCCTCCGACCACTTGTTGTCCCACCGGTCCACCGACCAGGCCCAGGCCAATTGGTGCAACAGATGCGCCGGGCAAGTGTCCGGGTTGTAAAGCGTGCGCAGCGGTACGTCGGTAACTTCCTCGGTGGCCGTTTCAATAGCCCTTTCCAGTTGGGTGCTGTTGATTGGCAGCAAGCTTTTCATGTCGCACGCCCCTCTTTGACGGTAAAGCCAACGCAGTAGGCCGCTTGGTACTTCGTGGGTTTGATATCCACCCAGCCGGGAAGATCAACGCGTCCAACGCCGCTGATGTGCAGCTGTGCATCTATAGCCGAACGTGGCACCTCAACGCCCAGCCGACGCCGAGGATTGACCCAGCTTGCCAAACGCTGCTCGGCCGCTGCCAGGATCGCCTCGTTTTCCGAACCGGTGCCGGCCATGTGCAACACCGCGTCGATGCGGTACTCAATGACCTCGGCGCTTTGCACGGTGAGGCGATCCCCGACGGGGCGGATGTCGTCATCACTGAGGTATTTCATGACTGTATCCAGCAGCGTTTGCTCGGCTACACCACTGCCTTGCAAATGCAGCACCGTGACCACGACCTCCGCAGGGGCCGGGCTTTCAGCCGTGGCATCGGCCACCAGCGCCGAGGCGTTGCGGGCGTGCAGGATGTAGCTATTGCGTGGGCCGGCCGTCGTCAGCCCTTCGTACACCAGTTGCACCCGCTCGCGCAGGGCGTCGTTGGATTCCATTACCCGAGGCGTAGGGGGGATGGTGTTGAGGTTTTCTTCCTGAATGACTAGACGCTTCAGGCGAACGTTACCGGCCAACTGATCAAGATCACCATCAATGGCATAGGCCAACATCAGCGCCTTGGCCCCATCATTCACCCGCGCCCGGTTCTGGATACGTCGGTACACGCCCAGCTCCAGCAGCTTGACCACCGGGTCGCTTTCCAGCTCGGCGCTCCAGTTGTCTCCCATGTACAAACGAAACGCGGCCAGCTCCTCAGCGTAGGCTTGCTCAAAGTCGAGTTCCTCCAGCACAGGTGGCGCCGGCAGCGCTGATAAATCCACAGTGCTCATGCGGCGACCCTCAGTAGCGCGTTTTCGCCCTTGAACAGGCCCTTGAGTTCAAACTCGATTCGGCCATCTAAAACAGCCACCACACGCACCTGACTGATACTGAGCCGGGGTTCCCACCGCCCCAGCGCCCGGGCCACTTCAGCCTGGACTGCGCTTTTCCAACCTTCGGTAACTGGTAGGTCGACGAAGCGGCGTATCTGGCTACCGTAGTCGGGCCGTTGCCGTCGGCTGCCCAACGGCGTGGTCAGGATGTCTTCAATGCACTGACGCAGATGCTCGATGCCGGAGATGGGCTGCCCAGTGCGGCGATCCATTCCGATCATCTGGGTTACTCCGGCGCGGGCTCGATGTCAGGATGGTTTTGAAGAAACTCGTAATGATCACAGGTGTCAGCGGTCACCAGCCCCCTGATAACCACCAGGCTTTGGCCGTGCGGTGAGATCAGCGTTCGCGAGGTGAACACGGTGTCGCGAAAAAGACGAGGCAGGCCAACAGCTTTCGGTGACGACTCTACTTTCGGTGGTGGCAATGATTGGGGAGCGGCCGGCTGCTCGTCCGACTTAGGCTTGTTCATTTGGGCAAACTCCAGAAATGAAAACGCCCGCACGCGGCGGGCAGAAATAAGCGGTTAATCAGTGTTTGTGATTTGGGGTGTTGCCACCCGCATCAATGATCTTGCCGGCGCCGTTGATATCACCCGTCACCGTCAGGGGTCCGGTGATCGTCACATTGCCGGTGAGTCCGATGTCTCCGGAAACCACCGTGACGGCGCTATCAGTAACGGTGGCTACGGTGCCGCCGACCGTGATGGTGACGGCCCCGGAAGGCAACGTGATGCTGTAGCTACTGGCTTGCCAGTCATAGACCAGCGACCCGCCATCATCAAACCGCCACACCTCAACATGATCCCGGTTGTCAGGCGGCGAACCAGCATCGCCATACAGCCCAGGAATAAAAGTACCCATTGCCGGGTTGCCACTGGGGCTGAACAGCTTGCCTTGCTCGCCCAGGCTGGGGACTCGCCAGTGCCGAGCCTTACCAGCAGCGACGCTGTGCCAGCGCACCCAGGCGCTTGTCCACTCCCCTGCTCTGACCCTGACAACCGGCGGCGAGGCCGTCGTATCAACGGCAGCCACCACGCAATCCATAAGCATGGCGGCGATCATGCGGTCGCTTTCCCCGCTGGCGTAACTCATGCCAGCAACTCCGGCGCGACGTACTGATCTCGACTGCCTGGGCCAATATCCGGGCTGACACCTATCAACAGCGTGCCCGGCGGCTCATCCGGCCAAGGCCACTCTTCGGTACCGAGATAAATCGTCTGATTCCACTCCACCAGCCAGACCGTGTAACCATCCAGCTCAGGACGGGTCCAGTCCTGCACCGCTTGAATAAACTCGGCGCATTCGATCTCCAGGCCCCAGTTCTGTGCCCTTAGCAACACAATCAACTGAGTCGCCAACTGCACCACCTGGCGATGATGATCAACCTGAATGGGGTCAACGATGATCCGCGCTTCGAACTTGCAGACCATGGTGGTTTCACCGGTCCCGATATCAGCCCCCGGCTCAATCTCGGACATCTCCAGGAACACCGCTGGCAACGGGATGTGATCCTCAATGTTCGGCCAGGCAGCAACGGTTTGAACACCTGGCAGATGCGCCTGCAGGTGTTGCTCGATAGCTTGATAAAGCTGGTCGAGGCTCATCGTTTCGTCAGACACGCGGTGTCCCCTTTAAATACTTCTGCAATTCAAAGTTGAGCTCCTGCGTGAGAATCTCCAGCAGGCGTTCGTCCGCACGCTTCACCCAGGCATCAAAGTGCGGTCGCACTTGCTCCAACGACACCTTGGCCTTCGCCAGGGGAAAGCGGTTGTCGTTTTCTTCGACGAAGCCAGAGCGCCTGCCACTCTGCGCGGCATCCGGGTAATCGGTGGTGTTGAAGTGTTTGCTCGACGTGCGGATCCAGATATCAGCATTGCTGCCGTAGACCTTCTTGTAGAAAGCCCCCTGGTAACGCCGGCCGGCGACTGAAACACCCGCGCCGGTTTGCCGCGCACGCCCGACGCGGCTGGCCTCGATGGCATTGATACCGAACCACAACTTGCCGCGCATATCGCCGCCGGTCACCGGGTACGCCCGAAGTCGTTGCCGGACGGCGCCGATAGCGATGCGTTCTTGCTTGCCGACAGCCCGTGCAATGTGGGTGCGCAACCAACGGATGGTTTTGTTGATTGCACGCCGCTGAGCCGCCGCTGCCGCTTTGGGCACCATGTCGCCGAACTCTTTCAGCGCCTGAACATGCACCGCCGACGGCTGGATAGTGAGCATCCCGCCGTCGCGCTTCTGCTGGGTATAGCTACCGATGCTCATGGCCGCTTCCTCAAAATCAACGCCACCAGACCGTTGCCGTTGGGTTCAAGCTGCAACAGGTCATAGTCGCCACCGCCATCCAACGCCGGCAGATCAACGCTGACCCGCAGACCTTTGACCAAGCCGTCCGAATCCTTGACGCGAATCTCGAAGCGCGGCTCCCGCAGACCAGTGTTGAGCTTGCCGAACTGAGGCTGTTTCCAGGGTGCCGAGAACATACCCAGCAACGGCTCCGGGCGCCCCTCGATCACGGCACTATCGCCCAGGGTTTCGAACACCACGTCGTCGATGTCGTCGATCAGATCGCGGAAGGCCACGATCACATCTCCAGCAGGATCTGCGCCCGAGGCCGCGTGCACAGGTGCAGCGGGTTGGACTGGGCTTCGCCGGCCACACCCTTGTTGAACGGCAGCGGCTCGATCTTGCTGTAGTACGGAATGCCCTGGGTGTTGACCGTTTCCATGTAGTCGGCCGGTGCGAAGGACGAGATATACAGATCAGGGACGCCCTCGGGGATCAGCAACGCCTTGTCGTCGTGGACAAACGCAACGCCAGCAACTTTGCCGCGATAACGCTCCCAGACGATCCCGCCGAACTCGAAGGCTTCACGAGCATCGCCACGCAAAGACGCGGCCTGCATGGTGTTGAGGTAGGTCTCCTTGACCGACTTGTGGACGATCAGCTTGTTCCAGAAGTTCTTGCCGCACATGGCTCGGGAGCCGCTGCTGGTGACGCTGCCGAGGGCTTCTTCCTGCATATCCAGGGCTTCACCGCATTTGACCCGCAGCTCGGTATCTGGACTGTTCAAGCCCATTGGCAGCTTCTGGCGATTCACGCCGAAGGATTTATAAATATCCAACAGGACTGTCTTGCCATCGGCATCCAGCACCTGTCCGTTCAACGCGCCCATGCGCTGGAATTCGTGTGTGGCATCCAGCTGTCGGCGGGCCTTTGCCAGGCGCTTGTTGACCACATCCTGCACGGCCTGCAATTCGCTGCGGGTACCAAAGGCGCGGATGCCTTGGATCTCGTCGGCCTTGATGGTGAAGCGCTCAGGCAGGTGCACGGTGTTGAAAGGGATCAACGTGCGCTTGGTCCCGCCAACCACCAGGCCCGAGGAGCCGCGCTCGCCCGATGGCACCAGGGCCAGGGTGTCGCCGTCTTTCTCGATCTGCACGGTCAACGTGCTGATGCCCTCTTCGCGAAACAGGCCAAGGCTGCTAATACGGCCCGGCAGGTATTCCTGCTCATTGATTGCAGCGGTCAGCGAGGAGACGCTGAATGCATCGTCTTCAAAAATGGCGATATCGGCCATGGGGTACTCTCCAGAAACGAAAAATCCCGCACTCGGCGGGATGGATAAACAGGGTGAGCGTCTTAGCGAACGATCAGAAAATGGGCGGCCAGGGCCTTTTCAGCTGCGGGGTCGAGGCCGGTCAAGTGCGCTTCGCTGACCTCGGCCAGCCGCACAATGGCACGACCGCGCCGGGCCACATCGGACTCGCCCAGCGGGCCATAGAGAATCGCGACGGCGTTTTCGGTACCGTCCTCGGCGGTTGGCTGGTACGGGGCAAACTCGCTGGTGGCGGTAACTAGGCCGAGGATCTGGCCCGGCTCCAACGCCGGCCCGGCGGCGACGTTGATCGCTTCGCGGGAAATGTTGCCAGCGCCTTCGGAAAGTAGGAACTCGCCCGCGTGCATCAATTCGATTTTCATGCTCTTACTCCTTTCGAGGTTCCGTTCTGTGCCGCCTGACGGGTAGCCCAGATTGATTGGGTGTCGACCTGTTTGGCCTTAATGGTGGGTTCCGGGTCGTTATCCAGCGGCAGGCTGTTGTTGATCTCAAAACCACCGCCGCTGCTGACCAACCTGTCGAACAGCCGAGCACGAACTGCGCTTTCATCCAGACCCGCCGAGATAAACTCAGCGGTCAGTTCCGGCAATCGTGCGGCTACACACAGACCGTGCAGCGTTTTCGCGTTGGTCAGTGCTGCCGTAACTACCGCTTCGCTTTCCAGCCTGGTGGTGGCGAGCAGCGGCTCCACCAGGTTACTGATGCCGGCCGCCGCGCAACCCTTGGTGACCATCAGCGCCAGTCCAGCAGCGTCCAATACGGGCGCCGGTTCCGGTGGGTCGACAGGTTCAGGCGGTTCGACATCTGGCTCTTCATCCAACTGGGCGAGCAATTCAGCTGGGGCATGCTGGAAGCGCTGCAAGACACTGCCCTGGCCGAGACAGGCTTTCACCTTCAGCCCGTCGCCCACTTCATCGGCCAAGCCCAGGGCCACTGCTTCGTTGGCCGTAAGCCAGGTTTCGGCGTTGACCATGCGCCGCAGCTCGGCCTCGTCGATGTCCGGTGCTTTGGACTTGTAGGCCGCGATGATCGCTTCCAGTGTCTGGTCCAACACATCAGCAACACGCCGGAAGTCCTCGGCATCGCCACCGGTGAAGGTGTATGGGTTGTGGATCATCAGCATTGCATTGGCCGCGATCACAACGCGATGAGCGCCGCACACCGCGACACTTGCCGCACTGGCCGCCAGTGCATCAATGCGCCCGGTACAGCGCTCGCCCAAACGCGACAGCGCGTTGTGGATCGCCAGGCCGTCGAACAAGTCACCACCGATGCTGTTGAACGCAACAATCACTGGTGACGCGCCGTCGTCCATGGCGCGCAGGTCCTGGACAAACTGATTAGCGCTGACACCCCAGGTGCCGATCTCGCCGTATACAAACACCTCAATGGTTTGCAGCTCGGCTTCACCGCTGGCCTGGAAGGTGTACCAACTCTTATCCGCGACTTTTACCTGCTTGCCAGCCTTGTCATAAATGCGCGGGATCGCTTTTTTACTCATGGTTGTTCCTTGTCATCATTCGGCTCGATGGCATCAAGCGTGGTGTAGTTGAGGCCCAGCTCCGTGGACCTGGCGAGGTCAGCGGCGTTTTCCGCGTCGATGGTTTCCGCGTCGTAGCCGTTGCGCAGACACATCTCGCTGCGTGAACCGAAGCCCGCCTGCACTTCCATCCGCCGCGCCTGCACGTCCTGCACCGGCTGGATGTAGGCCCACCCTTGCGGCACCCAACGTGTGCGCAGGTATTCGCGTCGACGTTGCGCGTAATCCTCCAGCACCAGGGCGCCGGACAGCACCGCCATGTCCATCCAGGCGGCTCGCACCGGTCGGCACAGCTGATGCACATACACGCCGAATTGCAGCTGCTCCAGGCGTCGCCGGAACTCGTTGAGTACCACCCGCAGCGCCCGGTCGTTGACCTCTCGCATATCGCCGGTAAGGATCTCGTACGGCGTGCCCGAACCCGCCGCCGCAGCCATCAGCTGCTGACGCATGAAGTCCGGGTAGTTGTTGCCGGCGTCTGGTGGTTTGGAGAACTCCACCTCTTCACCTGGCCCCAGCTCCTGCATGGTGCCGGGCTCCAGGGCGACCATCGGTGTGAAGCCGTCGCGGTCGGTGGTCAGCAGTTGCCCCGTTACCGGATCACGCGGTTGGTGCCCGCTGTCCGGCGCCGGGCGCTTGATGAAGCCGGCAAACAGGTTTGCCACCTCCTGGCGAAACAGCACCGCGTCGTCGTAATTGTCCAGGCTGCGCAGTCGCTTCAATACCGGTGCCAGACGCGGCACGCCGCGCAGTTGCCCTGGCTCCATCGGTTCGAAGATGTGCAGCACCTGCGTCGCTGGAACCCGCACCAACTGGTTGTACCCGGCATTCAACGACGATGAATCGCGTGGGTGTGACAAGTACATCCAATACGCTACACGCTTGCCGGCCGGATTGAACTCGATCCCGGCGCGAATGACGTTGCCGTTTTTGGCCGTTTCGAATTTGTCGTGCGGCACAAACTCCGGGGCCAGCGCCTGCAGCTGCAGCGGCACCGTTAAACCTTCGCTCGGACTGCGCGGCCGCAACCGCACAAAGCATTCACCAGCGGTTTCCACGGTGCGCGCCACCAGGGCCTGCATGCCGTAAAAGTCGGTCAGTTCGTCGGCATCCGCTTCATCCGCCCAGTCATCCCACAGCTGCTGCTTGAGTTTGCGCAGTGCCGCGTCGTCCGTGGTCGGCCTGGGCGTAATGCCGGTGCCGATCAGGTTGCTGACGCGCTTGTCGATGACATTGAAGGCGTAGGGGTCATTGCGCACCGCCGCCCGTGAACGCGCTCGCAGGTTGCGCAGTGCCGGGGTGTTGATGCTGTTGATGCCGTTGTCGGTGGCTTCCCAACTGGCCGAACGACGGCCCTCTCCGGCGCCTTCGTAACTGGCCTTGATGTTCGACGGCAGCAAGAATCCATTACGGGTCAGCGTCGGATAGTGTCGTGCCATTAGAGTCCTTTGCCTCCATGCATGAGCCGAACCACGCGAGAGCGCGGCCCGGCGGCGTTGGTCAGCGACGTGCGGATCTCGTCGCGAGCCTTGAGCAGTTCGTCAATAGAGCGGTATTCCACCGTGCGGTCGCTGTAGCGCACGGTCTTTTCACCGCGTGCGATGGCGCGCTCGATGGCTTCGAGATGCTTGGGAGTAAAGGACATTTGTGGACACCTTAAACGTGATGGCGCTGAGTCAACGTTCTAGATATTCTGAAAAACGTGACCAAAAGGAGTTGATTTGAAGTGACGACCCAAAATATCAAGCGGTTTGATGAGTACACTGGACAGATTTTTGCCTACCTCTATCAAAGCTTTCCGGTACCAACAGAAATAATCCCGCGTGAATTCGTGGAGCAAGAACCCATTGACCTAGACACAGGTGAAGTCGGTGATATCGATAAAGAGATACGCATTTTTTCTGCTACAGCTAAATGGCTTGTGATGTCTGGCTACATCCACTGCCGGGAGGAAAAACTGAGTTACCTCCGGTACGCCGTACTAACCGCTAAGGGGCTAGAGATCCTGAAACGCACACCGTCCAGTGTCGATGGAGGTCCTTCCTTCGGAGACCGTTTGAGCAAAGCGGCAAAAGAGGAAGGCCGGGAAACAATGCGCTCATTGGTTTCTGAAGTGCTAGGTCTTGGTGCAAAGTTAATCAGCCCTCTCGTAGGCCTCTCTTCTTGATTCAGCGTCTCTTCAAGTAACCGCTGGTGGAGCTGCGACGTTGGAGGGCAGCGGGTCGCGGGTGGGCGACCGGGGTAACGGGTTGCAGCGCCACTTGCGGTATAGCGGGAGCCTGCTCGGTGACCGTGACACGTTCGGCGGTGACCACCTTTTCATCGAACAAACCGGCCTGTGCCAGCGAGTTCCGTACCCGGTCCCAGTCGTGTTCCTGATACCGGTTGATGCCGAGGTAATGCGCCATCGCCAGGCAGTACACCATCAGGTCGAGGGCTTCGTTGCGCTCGGCCTTGCCCTTAATCCACTCGATACGCTTGTGGCCGCGCACGTACTTGGCAACCTTGCGCTCGGCCACGCACTGGGCGAAGAACTCGTCCGGCAGGTCGTTGGCAAAGTGCAGCGCGCCGGGCCCGGATTCGAACGGGTAACGGTTGTAGATCCAGTCCTTTGCAGTGTCGGTACCGACAAACCACAGCTCGGCGCCGCCGCGTTCGGTCTGGCCCTTCCAGGTCACATCAACCATGGACGGCCGCTGAGCGATCACCGGCTTACCGGGTTTGCTCG